TGCCGTCGCAAAAATCGATAATATGGATACGGAACCACGTGAGCAGATCATGTTGGCTATTGCGGATGAGTATGGTAATGGATATGTAGAAACTGTAATAGGCTATGAGGTAGCATAAATTAAAATGATTACTCGGTGTAGCGCAGTCTGGTAGCGCATTTGGTTTGGGACCAAAGGGTCGGGAGTTCGAATCTCTCCACCGAGACCACTGACACAACTCTTTTGGAGACTTTATTATGACTGAACTTATGACTGATATTGATGTTATTGAATCTGCATTAATCGCCTTTAACGAAGGTGCCAGCGATGAGAAATATGCGGCACTTTACTCTTTGGAAAAACTTCTGTTGGAAAAGAAGGACATGGTTGCAAAATTTGAAGCAACTGCATGTGACTTATAGGTCACATAATGATGTTATATATTGACTTTTGATGTATAACATCATAAATACTATGTAATCGTTGATACGATTCAACGCATGGACTGGACTCGGGTGCAATTCCCGACAGCTCCACCATAAACACACTGAGAACGTGCAAGCGTCAGTAAGTCTATAAAGGGTCGCAACCTTGAGCAACAGTGTGTTTATGATGGGGCTGAACTAGGATCGACAGGTGTGTAGAGATGAGAGTAGATTACCGTGGTGGCTTACGACATTCGGCCAAACAAACTAAATGCAAACGATAATGTTGCACCTTCAGGTTACGCACTAGCGGCATAAGCTGACGGGCTGGTCACTTGCCTCGGAACAGAAAAGTGACACTTTATTCTAATGACTCGTCAGTACTGACGGGTCTTTATTTTTCTTAATACACACAAGGAGATTTTCAAGGATGAAAAATCTATTTTTAACTACAGCAGCGATGGCTTTGATGACCTCAGCTGCCTTTGCCGCAGATGTCACTGGTGAAATTCAATTGGACTTTACACAAAACGCAGCTGATGATATTGTTGCCAACCAAACACTAGAACTTGGTGTTGATGCAATGGCAGGAAATGCCGGCATTGGATTTGCAATGAACGGAGATACTGTAGAGGTTGATTCGTGGCATGTGGGAATGTCAACAGGAGATATTGCCTTCTCATTTGGTGATCAGGGTGACTTGCTAGGTGACTTTGGTGGAATCACAGAAAACGCAGGCGGGACAACTTTGGCCAATCCAGCTGATGATGGTGAAAGTCTAATCGCAAGTGCATATGGCGCAAGCATTATGGTTGGTCTTACTGATATGACAGCTGATGTGACTGACGTAAAAAATGTACAAGCTACATATGGCATGGATGCAGCCGGGATTGACATCGGTGTAGGTTTGGACTATAACCTAGATTCAGAGGAATTTATCTACATGGGCTTTGGCGGAGCAACTCGTTCCATCGCAGGTACTGAGGCTAGCATCGGAACTACTTTTACTTATGGTGCCGAAACCTTTGCTTATGAAACAGATGTAACTGTATTTGGTGTTACAGGTTTTGTCAACGGCGATGAAAACGACAGCTTACAAAATGTAGGTGGTGGTTACTACACCAATGTACAAGGTTTGGATGTGTATGCTGAAACTGCATATAACCTTGATAGCGAAGAGTGGACCCCATCCACGGGTGTTGCGTTCTCGTTCTAAAGAATAAATACACACACACAAGGTGGGCAGGATTCTTGCCCCCTTGTACCTTATAAATAAGTTCAAAAGTTGCACGAGCGAACTTTGTAATTAACACTCACAATTTGGAGGAATTAGATTTTATGGCAAACAACTTAAAAGAACTTACCTGGGAACATCACAAATCAGCAGAACGTACTGAATTTACTCAAATTTTGCTAGGTGGTGAAATTAGCCCAGAACTTTATCACAAATATCTTTGCAGCCAATTAATTTGTTATACTGCACTTGAAGAGGCGGTGACATTGCCAACAGAATTTCAATCTGTATTCAGACAAACTGGATTAGAGGAAGATATTGCGGAATTAGAAAGCATTTATGGTATTGAACCATGGGATGAACCTTTACCAGCGGTAATTGAATATGTTGAGCATATAGGTTATCTTGCGAAAAATAACGACAACAATGGTCTTTTGGCTCACCTATATGTTCGCCATTTTGGTGATATGAGCGGTGGACAAATTATCAGAACCAAGGTTCCAGGCGATGGTACATTCTATGATTTTGATGACATTGATACATTAAAATCTGGTATTAGAGAATTGTTGAATAATGATATGGCTGTAGAAGCTGGCATTTGTTTCCAATATGCTGAGCAAATGTTTGGTGAATTGCTGGATTGCACTCCATATTATTTTAATACTGAATATGCAATGGCGGAAGGCTTACCATATGATGTCGCTGATGGTGAAGAAGAATAGCATATGGAAATAGTAAAAAAATTAAATAAATTTACGGCCGACACAAAGACACTTTTTTCCAATAATATGGAAAGAACTATGCCCGATTATAGAGTCGAGCAATTCCCTGGATGGTCGGATCAGTTTTGGAAAAAGCCAGGATTGATTAGAAAATGTCATTTAAAAACAATAGATCTAATTGAAGAACGAAACCTTTGGCTTCTGCATATTAATATCTTTCCAGAGTTCGGGCTTGATTTGCCTATATTAGGATGTGATGTAGTTGCAGGGCCGAATAAAATTAGCGGTTCGTTCTTTGATTTCTCACCTATTATCAAACAACACCATCCAATGATTAAGCACTTTGCAGAACAAACTGGTGGGGTGTCTTGGAAACGAGAAAGAAAATTGCCACCGTGGGCCACAAAAATCTTTTCAAACCATATGGTCGCTGCTGGTGCGGTTCGTAATGAAGAGGTGGATCAGTTCACACAGTTGACATATTCTCTTATGGAATACTATCTCTTACAGATGGAAACTCTTGCCGAGAATACTAAATTGGATACAAAGGCGGTCCAGAATAACTATTGCAAAAATCAGAAAAAGAATCCTAAGCTACACAGTTCAATTGCTGCAATGGGGATTCCAGAGCATAAGAAAGATTATTATGTAGATCGAATTCTTTTTGAAGAAATTGGTTGACATTTCTTATAGTACGTGATATAGTAATAGTATTACCAATCAAATAGGAGATAGGTTTTTATGGTCGTTACTATGACACCTGAAAAAATACATCATGCAATATCGACAATGGTTTCTCAAGGTGTTCCTTATATTGACGCGCTAGTGACATACGCAGAAAATAATGGACTTGAAATTGAAACTATTGCTGCTATAATAAAGAAATCCTCTATACTTAAGGAAAAAGTACGTTCAGAGGCAGTTCAGTTGAGAATGGTGAAAAAAGATGAAAATGACCTCACCGACATTTGCGAATGAGGAATCATTCAGTGCTTATGTAAAATATCTTGCTTTTAAAAGACATTTTACTACAGACTCGTATGATTATTTCAAATACAATGGAAAAGTTAGAGCTTCGATTGATTCGTTTCAGTCGAGAAATGATTCGTTTTTCTTTCTGAAACTGGCAAGAAAAGACGATTATGAAAATATAATTCTGGCTAATATGATTGAAAAGCCAGATATATGGGTACGTGATATACTGGAGCAGGAGGGACACAATCGCTATATAAAATGGAAAAAAAGAATGGACTCGTTAGGATATATCTTCAAGAGTGATATAAATACTATGTTGGATGAATATGAAGATAATTTTGTAGTTCGTGATGGGCAACACCCACATATAATGACTATGATGCTACAGAAAAAAATATCCTTAGAAACATTCACCATCATGACACACTTGGCAAATATTTTTCCTTATTGGGACAAAAAAATTGTTGACAAAGTTGTGTCACGTGATATAATGAAAAAATCAAGGAAGTATAAACCTTTCTTGGATCTTGATTGGAATAGGTACAAGACATATGTCAAAGATCAATTCCTTTAATGAAGATATAAACCGCAATAAAATACTATATAACGCAAAATTAGGAGAAATAAAACCATGACTATGGATTTCAACGCACTAAAAAAGAACCGTTCTTCGTCACTAGACAAACTGAACGCTCAACTCGATAAAATCACCACAAAATCTTACTCCGACCCGAACGAGGGTAAATTCTGGAAACCGACCCGTGATAAGGCCGGTAACGGTTTTGCAATTATTCGTTTCCTTCCACCTCCTCAAGGTGAGGAAATGCCATTCGTACGTATCTGGGATCACGGTTTCCAAGGACCTAACGGTCAATGGTACATTGAGAACTCACTGACAACTCTTGGTCAGGATGATCCAGTCTCCGAGTACAATTCCAAATTATGGAACTCTGGCCTGGAATCAGACAAGGACCTTGCACGTAAACAAAAACGTCGACTGAAATATGTGGCAAACATTTATGTGGTCAAGGATTCTGCTAACCCAGAAAACGATGGTAAAGTATTCCTTTATCAGTTTGGTAAAAAAATCTTTGATAAACTCAATGATCTAATGAACCCATCATTTGAGGATGAGAAACCAGTCAACCCATTTGATCTATGGGAAGGTGCTAACTTCCGTCTGAAAATTCGTCAGTTCGAAGGTTATCCTAACTATGACAAATCAGAGTTTGATGGACCGACATCATTATTTGATGATGATGACAAACTAGAGGCTACTTGGAAATCTCAGCATTCTCTCCAGGAATTACTAGATCCTAAAAACTTCAAATCATATTCTGAACTCAAAACAAAATTGTACCGAGTTCTTGATCTTTCAGAAGATGCAGGACCAACTGCATCTAGTCGGATGGAAGAGTCCACTACGGACAATGATTTGGACTTGAGCAATATGGGTAACACACAGGCTTCAGCTGAAGCCGCACCGGCACCCGTGAATATGTCCATGAACGATGACGATGATGACGATTTGTCAATCTTCAAAGAACTTGCACGCTCATAATTAAGTAATCACCTAAGAGGGCTCAAATAGTTGGGCCCTCTTATTTTTATTGGAGAAAAACATGTCAACAGTATCAGAAGATATTTTAGATTTTGATTTTGGATTTACTGCAGTAGATGCTGATGAGCTTGAGGTTGTACGAACTGCAACTGAAAAATCAGAGGAACTATCTGCTCAGGTAGAATCCACAAGCGCAAAAGCAGAACTTGTTTATAATGCAATTATTCCACTTCTTAATAATCTAAAGGCAAATCCTGAAAAGGATTATATTTACTGGCCTAATCGCCACGAAAAGATTGATGCTTTTGCCGACAAGCTTTATGAAATTATGAATGGGAGTTAACTATGAGTCTACTAGACAAACTTGTCAAAAACAGCACAATTAAAATGACGGCTCAACTTACTGAGTCGACGGTTTTTGGTAAAAAAGAAATGGCAACAACACCGGTCCCTATGGTGAATGTTGCCCTATCAGGTGATCCTGATGGTGGTTTAAGCCCAGGTTTGCTGGTGCTTGCTGGACCATCAAAACATTTTAAATCAGCATTTGCACTCTTAACTGCATCAGCATACATGAAAAAATATGACGATGCGGTTTTGTTATTTTATGATTCAGAATTTGGAACACCTCAAGCCTATTTTGAAACATTTGGTATTGATATGGACCGTGTCGTGCATACACCAATTACTAATGTTGAGGAACTTAAATTTGATATTAGTAATCAATTAGATCAGATTGAGAAAAAAGATCATGTAATTGTTATTATTGATTCTGTGGGTAACCTTGCCTCTAAGAAAGAGGTTGAGGATGCAATGAACGAAAAGAGTGTCGCCGATATGTCTCGGGCTAAGTCACTCAAATCATTGTTCCGTATTGTTACACCACATCTTAATCTTAAGGATATTCCACTCATTGCCGTAAACCACACATACCAAGAGATTGGCTTGTTCCCTAAGGCAATCGTTTCAGGCGGCACAGGGATTTATTACTCAGCAGATGCCATTTGGATTATTGGTCGCCAACAGGACAAGGTTGGTACGGAAATTCAAGGTTATCATTTTGTAATTAATATTGAAAAATCTCGCCATGTAAAAGAGAAATCCAAGATCCCAATTTCAGTATCCTGGGAAGGTGGTATCGTCAAATGGTCAGGTCTTATGGATGTGGCCGAAAAAGGTGGATACCTTCGTAAACCAAAAGTTGGTTGGTATGAAGCGGTGGATCCCTCCACTGGTGAAATTATATCAGACAAACTAATGAGAGCAAAAGATGTAAATAATAATGAAGAGTTCTGGCAGATGATGTTTGCAAAAACTGATTTTAAAGAATATATTAGAAAATTATTTACAATAGGTGCCTCGGGCAGTATCATGGGTGAAGATGATATTGTTGAGGTTGTTGAATAAACCTGTTGACTTTTCCTATAATTAATGATATTATAGGTACTATAAAACAAACCGGTGGTGGCTTTTGTCACCACCTATCTTTTTATAATATAGGGACAACATGCTAGAAAAGTCTATTTTATCAAATTTAATCTTCAACGAGGAATATTACCGAAAGGTTTATCCTTATGTAAAGGGCGAGTATTTTGACGACTCGAACCATGAGCGTATTTTTTCTACCTTTAGTGAATATGTAGAAAATTACAAGGAGGCTCCTTCGATTGAGGCTCTTAAATTATCACTTGACAAACGTAAGGATCTCAACGAAGACTCATATAAAAATGTAATGTCTGCGGTTGATGACTTTCGTGTTGATGAGGAAACAAATACTGAGTTCCTTATTGATGAAACAGAAAAATTCTGTCAAGATAAAGATCTCTATAATTCAATCCGCAAGGCTATTCTTATTCTGGATGGTGAGGATAAGCAAAACGATAAGGGATCCATTCCTAAAATCTTATCGGATTCTCTAGGTATTACATTTGACCAAAGTGTGGGTCATGATTTTCTTGAGGATTATGAAGGACGATACGAATATTATCACAAAAAAGAAGAGCGGCTGCCATTTGATATTGATCTTTTAAACAAGGTTACCAAGGGTGGCTTACCTCGTAAATCAATGACAGTTCTGTTGGCAACAACCGGTGGTGGTAAATCTTTGGTAAAATGTCACATGGCTGCAAATTATTTGATGTACGGTAAGAATGTCTTATATATAACCATGGAGCTTGCTGAGGAAGAGGTTGGTCGTCGAATTGATGCCAACATTATGGATGTTACTCTGGATGAGGTTTCAATTACACCACGTGATGTTTTTGAAAAACGAATGAACAGATACAGATCCAAGACTCCTGGTAAACTCATTGTCAAGGAATATCCAACTGGTTCTGCTCACGTAGGACATTTCCGACATCTATTAAACGAATTGGAAATGAAAAAAGGCTTTAAGCCGGATGTGGTCTTTGTTGACTATATTAACATCTGCGCGTCTGCACGGGTCAAAGGTGCGGCCGCAGCAAACTCTTACACACTTGTCAAATCTATTGCGGAGGAAATTCGTGGTCTGGCTATGGAATTTAATTGTGCCGTTGTTACTAGTTCTCAGTTTAATAGGGACGGTTACGGCAACTCTGATGTTGATCTCACCAACACCTCTGAGTCTATGGGTATTACTCACACTGCTGATTGTATCCTTGGACTTATAACGTCGGAAGACCTAGACAGTCTAGGCCAGTTGATGTTCAAACAACTTAAAAATCGTTGGGGCGATTTAGGATATTATCGTAGATTCCTTGTAGGCATTGAACGTGCCAAAATGAAAATCTATGATCTTGAGGAATCAGCCCAACAAAACGTACAAAATACTGATGGTAATAATCAATCGGCATCAAACAATGATACCCCTTCGTTTGATAAGACCTCATTTGGTCAGGTTGTTACCATGAACAGTAGAGGCAAAAGTCGTAAAAATGTATTCGAGGACATGGAAGGATTCAAATAAATGAAATACGAAATAGCATTATCACGGACCGGGGTATACGGAATTTTGGAGAACACATCTGGTACTTTTATAAATATGTCAAACACCAAAAAAAGTACCATAGAGTCAGTCTGTGATAATTTAAACTGGGGCACTGGGTTTCAAGGACATACCCCCAATTTTATTGCTAACTTTTCTCCTTTGGTAAGAACAAAAAGAGAATGAAAAAATGCCTCGTAATTTTAGAAACTATTTAAATGAAGCTTCTATATTAAAACCTGATTATGTAGAAGGGCATAAATTTGCCTGGAACGGTAAAGGTGTAAAGGAATTTGAAACCGCCGGTTATAAGCGCAATAATATATTTACTGTAGTTACTGGTTCAGAAGGTGCTGTACTCATTGGAAGCCAAGATGCTGAGAATGAAAAATACCTACAAGGACCTGACGGAAAGGTATGGCACTTTAAAGGTGGTCTAAGTTTTAAGGCATCTTCTTTTACCCATGTTAAGGAATCTGGTGGGACACCCAGTGGCGCCGAATGGGAAAACCTTATTGTATTTGCCTATAATAATCTTAAAGGTACTGCTACAGATGAGGAAACAAAGGAAGTTGCTCTCAAATATTGGGAGCGTTATGGTAATATTTCGG